CGGTCCCAGGGCGCTGATCACGCGACAGCGAACAAGGCCGCCGAGGACCGCATCGAATCCATCGTCGACGGCAACGTGACACTGGCGCAACGGCTGGGGGAGCAGCAGACGCTGGCGAAGGTCCACGCCATCAATGAGCGGGTCATCGGCTGGCGCAGAGTGATCCATCCCGAACTGTCCAAGGGCGGGGTGTGCGGGCTGTGTGTCGCGGCATCGGACCGGGTGTACGGGGTGAAGGAACTCAAGCCCATCCACGCTCGCTGCAAGTGCTCGGTCTCGCCGGTCACCAAGAGCAACGATCCTGGCCATCGGCTGAACTCGGCCGACCTGGACCGGTTGTACGACGATGCCGGCCAGAGCACCGACAACGGAGCGCTCAAGCGCACCCGCTACAACGTTGTCCACCACGGCGAACTGGGGCCGGTACTGACCCGCGTCGAGGGTGAGAAGGTGCCGTACTACAGCACCGAGAAGCCCGCAGCGGCATCGGACCGGCCGCGGAGGTTGCCTGCCCAGGTAAAGCCGACCGAGAGCGCAGAAGAGGTCGCCGCGCGGCACCTCCCTGCTTTGCGAGCTTCGCTGAAACGGCTCAGGGACAAGGGGTTGGCTGAGGATTCGGCGCCGATCCAGTACCACCTCGGCCAGATCGCCAAGTTCGAAGCGCTCGCGAAAGCGGCGTGACCACAGCTTCCCGCAATGGATTTGCGGGCTGACCCGACACGGGTTTCCACCCTTCCGACATGGGAGAACCATTGCCTGAGAACGAACCTCAGCAGACCCCGGCTACTCCGGCACCCGCACCGGCAACCCCCTCGACTCCGGAAACCGGATTCCCCGAGGGCACACCGATCGCGGCGATGACCGCCGAGCAGCAGGCCGCCTACTGGAAGCACTACGCACGTCAGCACGAGAACACCGTCAAGGCGTTCGACGGCCTGACACCGCAGCAAGTTTCCGAGATGAAGGCCAAGCTCGAGACGCTGGAGACCGAGAAACTCTCCGCTGACGAGAAGGCTCTCAAGCAGGCTCGGGAAGAGGCTGCCACGGCTGCCCGGGCGGAGCTCCTTCCGAAACTGCAGGGAGCGCAGGTGCAGAGCATTGCGGCAACCTTCCTGACAGAAGAAGGCCAGCTCGAAGCCTTCATGGAGATCGCGCTCGGTGAGCATGGCATCTCGTCTGCGCTGCTGACTGACGGTGAGGTCGATAAGGACAAGGTAATCGGGCGGCTGACCGCTCTGTACCCGCCGCCGAAAGAAAATCTGCTTCCGCAACAGCGCTGGCAGAACGCCGGCCAGTTCGCGCCGCCCCCGCCCCCAGGCCGCCCCGGCGAGAGCGGCCGCGCGGAGGCTGCCCGCCGATTCGGCACTCAAACCAAGTAAGGAGGACGAACATGTCTCTCGACATTTCGTTGCAGACCACGACCTATCAGGTCGGTAACCGTCAGTGGCTCCTCGCCGAGCCTGACTACAAGCCCAACGTCACCCTGGACATCAGCCTGTTCTCCGCAGCGGGCACCAGCGAGGTCCAGACCGTCACCATCACCGGTTCCCCGACCGGTGGCACGTTCACCCTCACCTATGGCGGGCAGACCACTGCGGGGATCGCCTACAACGCTGCGGCTTCCGCGGTGCAGTCGGCGCTGACCGCTCTGTCGAGCATCGGCAGCGGCAATGTCGCGGTCACCGGCTCGGCGGGCGGCCCCTACTCGGTGACGTTCCAGGGTTCGCTGGCGCACACCAACGTCGCGCAGATGACCGCGTCCGGTGCGGGCCTGACCGGCGGCTCCTCGCCGGCGGCGGCTGTGTCGACCGGCACCGGTGGCGCGAACGCCCACTACGTCAACGGCTACATCCCGTCGGGTACCGCGATCGGCCTGGTCTCCGCAACCGGCCTGTTCGGCCCGTACGACGACGGCGCTTCCGACGGCCGCCAGACCTGCTACGGGTTCACCTACGGCGACGTCCGCGCGATCCGCCAGAACGGCACTACCGCTTCCAAGGTCGGCACCGGCGCTGTCGTCTACGACGCCGTGGTGTCGGTGTCGAAGCTGCCGTTCCAGTCGGGCACCGGCTCGATCGACGCCAACGGCAAAGCCGACCTGCCCAACATCCGATTCGAAGCCTGAGAGGAGTAGAAAGCCATGGCACTTTTCCTTGACGGCCCCCTGCCTCTGGAAGACACCATCGTGTTCACGCAGCAGGTTCCGCTGCCGTCGAACAACAAGCTCACCGGCATGTTCCCTCGCCGCCAGTACGCGACCGACGAGGTGGACTTCGCCACCATCACCCAAACCAACCGGGCCGCGAAGTATCGCAACTGGGATGGTTCGTTCTGGGTGGCGCCGCGTGACAGCGGCAAGGACGGCCGCATCAAGCTGGCCCCCCTCGGCGGACAGCTGGGCGTGGGCGAGTACGAGCGCCGCCAGATCGAGATGGCCCGCTACGGCGGCACCATCCAGAACATCCTGGTCGAGGCAATCTACAACGACCTGACCAACCTCACCCGGTACGTGCAGAACCGCATCGAGCTCGCATGGGGTGACGTCCTCTCTGATGGCGTGCTCACCATCAACGAGAACGGCGTGCAGCAGCAGGTCGACTACGGGATCCCCGCCAACCAGATCGTCACCGCGGGCACCTTGTGGTCCGACACCGCCAACAGTGACCCGCTGGCGGACCTGATCGCCTGGTACGACGTGTACGTCGCGCTCAACGGTTCGGGCCCCGGCCAGTTCCTGGCGTCGCTGACCACGGTGCGGCAGTTGCAGACCAACACCAAGCTGATCAACGCGATCAAGGGCGCCCAGACCGGTGTCACCCATGTGACCCTGGACGAGATCTCGGGCCTGTTCGCCTCCTACGGGCTGCCTCCGCTGACCATGGACTCGGTGTACAACAGCCTGTTCGACGTCGATGGCGTCAGCACCCGCCCGATCGCGCAGAACAAGTTCCTGTTCCTGCCGTCGGACCTGTCGACTCTCGGCTTCACCGCGTGGGGCACCCCGACCACGGTGATGGAGTTGAACGCCAACAACGTTCAGGTCGAGTCCGCCGCGGGGATCATCGGCATCCTCGTGCGTGAGGAGCAGCCGCCGTTCCAGAAGCGCACCTTCGTGGACGCGGTCGCCATGCCGGTGCTCGCGGATCCTCGCAAGATCCTCGTCGCCACCGTCGCCTAGGAGGCCGTCATGCAGCTGCGCGGACAGTACGCGGTCCACTTCCACAAGGATGGTGTGCTGCATTCGTTCCTGCCCGGTGACGACGTCCCGGATTGGGCGGCGAAACTGATCACCAACCCACTCGCGTGGGGAACCGACGAACAGCCCGAGGACGCACCCGAGCCGGTGACCGTCGAGGTCACTGCCGGCGGCGAGGGCGGCGCCCCCGATGGCGCCCCGTCGAAGTCCGGGGTCGGATCCAGCCGTCAGGCGTGGGCCGACTACGCCGAATCCAAGGGCATCGAGGTCGACCCGGACTGGAAGCGGGAAGACATCATCGCCGCGGTGGAGAAAGCCGAAGCCTGATGGGCGAATTCGCGCAACTCAGTGACGTCGCAGCCGAGTTCGAAGGTGTCATACCGTCGTCTCGCAACGACTGGGTCAACGCGAAGATCGACTCCGTCGAGTCCCGGCTGATCGGCCTCGTTCCGTCCCTGTCGACACTCACCGAAGTGTCCGATGCTGCCCGGTTTTCACGGGTGAAGCATCTGGTCGTGGAGAAGGTCCTCGAGCTGTACCGCAACCCGTCAGGGGCGCAACAGCAGACCGCGGGCCCATTCTCCACCGCCTACTCGGCGACCGTCAGCACCGGCCGGATCACCTTCACCCCAGACGAACTCGCATCCATTCGGTTGCGTACTCGCAGAGCGAACCTCGGCACCGTGACAGTGGCGCCGTGGCGAGCGGACAGGGCGCCCGGTGTTCTTCGCCGCTGGTGAGACCGTCACGGTCATCCGGCCGGCCGAGAAGGACCGCAACGGCGACCCCGTCGGCCCCGACGCCCCGTTCACCATCGACGGCTGCGGCATCAACTACCAGTCGACCAGCGACAACACCGACCACCGCGAAACCGCACTGTCATGGATCGAACTGATCTGCCCGCCAGGGACAGACATCCGATCCACTGACAAAGTCCGGCTCCCGAACGGTCGCACGTACGACGTCGACGGCGAACCGGCTCCGTGGAAGAACCCGTTCACCGGTTGGGAACCGGGTGTCGTGGTCAGGGTGAAAGGGGTGTTCTGATGAAGAATCGCATCCCCGCGCCCAATCCAGCCGTAGCCGCCTTGTTGAAGTCGCAGCAGATGCGGTCTCTCGTCGCCGAGCGCACGGAGGCCGCGAGGGCGACCTATCAGCAGATCGTGGCGAAACGCACTGGCCTACTGGCTAGTTCGACTCACGTGGACACCTTCCTCGGCGGTCGTCGCAACGATCGCTGGATCGGCCGGCTGACCGTCGAGGCGCCATATGCCGCCAGCCACGAGTTTGGAACGAGGAGCGGCGCGCACATCCATCCCGGTGCACATGACCTGAATACTGTGCTCAACCAGCTGGGGACGCTATGAGCGTGCAGTTCCCCGACTGGTACGAGGGCGGGTTTCCCGATCGTGAGCTCGTGGTTCTGGATCTGGTGCAGCAGTACCTGGATCTACTCACCCCGCAAGGGTTGGCAGTGACATGGCTGCCGGACAACTACGCACAGCTTGTGGAAGCGGGAACTGTGGTGGTGCGCGTGTATCGCGGCGGCCTCAGCGCCGACGGGCTGTGGGATCCGGCTGCGGTGCAGGTCGGTGTCATCGCGCAGACGCGTGCGGACTCGTGGGCGGTGATGGAGTACCTGCGGCAGATCATGCTCAGCTACGACCATGGCGGTGCCGTGAAACGGGCTGATGGGTCGATCACCTCGATAGCGACCATCGAGGAAATCGGCGGTCCACAACTAGTCCCGGAGCTGAATCCGGATTTCCGGCTGGTGCCGGCCACGTTCAACGTCGAATGCCGTCGGCCGCGTGAGCTGCCCGACTACGCGCGCATTCGCGAACAGCACCAGCTGTAACCCCTTTCCATTTCCTCCGCGGCTCGCCCGGGGTACGCGGCGCTTTGTCATGGCTCCCGGGCGATTTCCGAAAGGACGGCAATCATGACCGCTACCACTCTGCTCGAATTGAAGGACAAGCAGGATCCGCTGGTCCTGTCCGCGCTGGACTGGGTTCTGCTCGCGCACCGCTGGTCTCCGGGCGCCTCCTACATGCCCACCGACCTCACCGACTCGTCCGGTGTGCTGCAGGCGCTTCCGAACGGCTGGATGACGCTCGGCGAGATCCAGAAGAAGGCCGGCGTCGACCTGTCTCCGGACACCAAGACCAGCGACGTCGAAGGCTACGGTTCGTCCGGGCCGCGGCGCACGATCGTCACCTCCGAGGGATTCCAGATCGACGCCGTCGCGCAGGAATGGCGCAAGATCAACCTGGAGATGTGGCACAACACCGATCTGTCGACGGTGAACGCGGTTCCCGGTAAGGGATTCACCGCGCGCCGCACCTCGGATCTGTCGATGCGCTACTACTCGATCATCGCGATCGCCTACGACGGCGTTCCCGGCGGGGAGATCTACCCCTGGTTCAAGTGGGGCAAAGTCGGCGTTACCAAGCGCAACAAGATGTCCGGTCAGCAGGGCGCGGAACTGGCTCTCCCGGTGACGCTCACCCTGTTCGAGGACAGCGAATGGGGCGCCCTGTACGACTTCGGCGTCTCCGGCGCCGGATTCGACGCCATCGCCACCGGCGCGGGCTTCCTTGGCACCCCGGCCTCGATCAACGTTGTTCCCGCGACGCTGACTCTGGCCGCCGGCGAGACCGCACAACTGACGGTGACCGACAGCAACGGCTTCGACCGCACCGCGGACGCCACCTACGTCTCCGGAACCCCGGCCAAGGCCACCGTCAACGCATCGGGTCGTGTCACCGCGGTCGCTACCGGTACCTCGACGGTTACCGCCACTCTCGGCGCGCTGACCGACACCTGCGCTGTCACCGTCTCGTAACCCTCGATCGCCGTCCCCGCGCCGTCCTGGCGGAGCGCGGGGGCGGCTTCCGCCAGGACCGCCAGGAGAACCGTAGGAGTCGATTCATGCCCCCGCGCGCACGCACCACCCCCGCGAAGAAGACCAGCAAGCCGGAAGATGCGCGACAGCAGCAGATTCAGGCGTTCGAGCATCTTCGCCAGCGAGCGTCGAAGAGCCCGTTCTCGGCGAGCAAAGTCATGGCTGGCCAGGCCGAGCCCTATGTTCTGGGGCCGGACAAGGGATTCGACCCGCCGATCAGTGTGTCGCAGCCGACCGGGCTGCGGAACCTCGAGGCCCTCGACAACGCGTGGCGGGCCCGGGACATGTTCGGCATCCTGCGCGTCATGATGGGCTCCACCCAGTACGAGCGGGTTGTCGCCCAGTTCGACCAGTACCCCGACGCCTGGGACCTTCTGGTGGGCTTGGTCATGGACATCACCGATCACTTCCAGGGCGCGGGCGCGAGCGAAGTGCCGGGGGGTACTCAGGCCTCGTAGACACCATTGGTGGCTACGGGGCCAAACTCCGATGGGATCTCCACGAGACCCTGCGGCTCGACCTGAACGACTGGTTACGTGGCGAACGGAACTGGCTCGACCTGTGGGACCTCATCGACGAGCTGCCCATCGGATCCAGATACAAATCCGCTCGCCTGCGTGACCCGGACTTCACGGAAGCCCTTGCCGCGCTTCCCGAATCGGACGTCGACGACGAGTTGCCGCTCGACGGGTGGGATGCCCACCTGGATCGGCTGGCCAACATCGAGGATCTGCTGCATCAGTTGATCTACACCACCGCTCACGTCGACCCCTCTGCCGCGCCGACCACTCTGCGGCCGGTTCTGCCGCACATCAAGCTCCGGCGCGAACGCTCCGAGGCGCTGCGCGCGGTCAAACGCTCTCGAATTGTCGATCAGCTGATTCCAGGAGGTGATGGTGCCTAACTACTCGGCCGGTAGCGCCTCCATCGACATCAGCCCCAATTTCGACGGATTCGTGCGTGAACTGCGCGAAAAGCTGGATCGCGTAGACGCGAATCTGTCGGTCGATGTCGACGCCGACACCAGTCGAGCGGCAGACAGCATCCGCGAACTGTCACGTGACCGTTCGCTGTCGATGCGAGTAGACCTCGACGACGCTGAGGCGCAAGCGCGAATCGATGAATTAGCTCGCGATCGTCGGATGAACATCCGGGCCGACGTCGACAGCGGCGACGCCGTCCGTGGCCTCAACCGACTGGAGGGCGGCAGCCGCAGCGCGGGCAGTTCACTGAATGCCTTGTCGGCGATCCGTTTCGCTGGTCTCGCTGCCGGCATCTCCGCGCTGATCCCTCTCGTCGGCGGCCTCGCCGCGGCGGCTGGCGGGGCAGTGTCGGTTATCGGGGCGCTGGCGGGGACCGCAGTCATCGGTAGCGGCGGGGTCCTCGATACGTTCAAGGCGTCGAAGGAAGCCCATGACGGCGCGAGTCAAGCGGCCCAGAAGTACAAGGACGACCTCGACCAGGTCCGTGACGCCCAGGACCGAGTTGCTGATTCTCAGCACAACGAGATGGAGTCCCTACAGCGGGTCGAGGACGCACAGAAATCGGTCACCGATGCCCGCAAGGAGGCCAAGGAGACCCTCGACGACCTGAACCTCGCAGTGAAAGACGGTGCCCTGTCCGAGCGTGGCGCTGAGCTCGCGTACCGGCGGGCGGTCGTGCAACTGCAGGAGACCCGGCAGAAGGCCGCGCAGGGCAAGGCGACGTCGCTGGATGTCGAGGAGGCGCAGCTCGGTGTGGATCGGGCGGCGCAGAACATCACTGACACCCGGGTGCGGAATCAGCAAACCGCGGACAAGGCGGCAGACGCCAACGCCAAGGGCGTGGAGGGCTCCGATCAGGTGCAGGCTGCGCAACGGCAGTTGCAGCAGGCCCAGTATCAGGCGCAGCAGGCTTCGAACGAGACGCAGAAGTCGATCCGCGAACTCGCGAAAGCACAAGAGGAAGCGGCGAAATCGGCGAACGAGGCCGCAGGCGGGTCGGACAAGTTCGCGGAGGCCATGGCGAAACTGTCGCCATCGGCTCAGGACTTCGTGCGCCAAATGCAGGCCCTCGGTCCCCAGTGGGAGGACCTACGCAAGGCCGTGCAGGAGAACCTGTTCTCCGGTCTCGGTGACGCGGTCACTCAACTGGCTCACGACCAGCTTCCCGCGCTGAAAGATGGCCTTTCGCAGATCGCTACCGGTCTGAACGGTGCCATCAAGCAGACGCTGTCGAGCCTGGACGGGCTGTTCACGCAGCTCGAGCAGAACGGCACCATGCAGGCGTTCATCAACGGCGTCAACCAGGCCATGACGGCGATGGCGCCTCTGGTCACCGGTGTCACGTCGGCGTTCATTCAGCTCGGCGCCGAGATCGGACCTCATCTGGGGCCACTGTTCTCCGCGTTGGGCACGGCGGTGTCGCAGATCGCCGGCCCGCTCGGGCAGTTGGGCGGCGTCTTCGCTGACACCCTCACCGCGCTGATGCCGACGCTCACTCAGTTGATCAATGCGCTCGCAACAGGTCTCCAGCCAGTGCTGCCGGTGATCGGGAACCTGCTGAACGCGATCGGCCAAGCGCTGATCCCGCTGGTTCCGCCGTTCTCGCAGATCGCGCAGATCATCGGCAATGCTCTGGTCACGGCGATCAACGCGATCGCGCCGGTGCTGCCGACGATCGCTCAGGCGTTCGCTGACGTCTTGAAAGCGGTTGCGCCGCTGGTGGAGCCATTGGCGAAGATCATCGCCACAATTGCCGGCGCGGTGGCGCAGAACATCTCCGCGCTGGCGACTGCATTGGCGCCGGTTGTGGAGCAGTTCGCGCAAGGGCTCGCCCCGGTCATTCCGATCCTCAACGACGCGTTCCAGAAGCTCGTGCCGATCTTCGCTCAGGTGGCGGGGATCCTCGGACAAGCTCTGGCGCAGGCTTTGCAGACGATCATGCCGGTGTTGCCGCAACTGGTGCAGGCATGGACGGATATGTTCATCGCGCTCGCACCGCTGCTGCCCAAGCTCGCCGAGCTCGGTGCCCAGCTGTTGCCGATCCTCGCGGACATCATCGTCCGTATCGCGCCGCTCGTTATCGACCTGCTGAACGCGTTCACGTCGTTCGTGAATTTCGTTGTGCCCATTCTGATTCCGGCGCTTGACCACCTTAAGGACACGATCAAGACCGGGTGGGACGTCATTCGCGGCGTCTGGGATGCGATGCAGACCGCGCTCGATCAGATTCATCAGAAGTTCGCCGACATCGTCGGGAAGATCATCAAGCTGTGGGCCGATCTGGTGGACAAGATCGACAGCCCGTTCAAAGTTGCGGGTGGCGCCGCGGGCAAGATTCTCGGCTCGGTGTGGGGCGCGATCTCAGGCCATGCCGACGGCGGCTTCATCGAAGGCCCCGGCACCGGCACCTCGGATTCGATCGTGGCTCGCTTGTCCAACGGCGAATACGTCGTCAACGCCGCATCGACCAGCAAGTACCGCGGACTGATCGACGCGATCAACAGCGACAGTCTGCTCGGCTTCGCCGACGGCGGCGCGGTCGACCCGCAGATGAAGCAGACCTCAACAGGCCAGTCGTCGATCGTCGACTCGATGGCCAAGGTTGTGCAAACCCACTTCCCGGGCATGACCCTCACCTCCGGCGTCCGCAACTCGGCGGACTATCACGGGCAGGGCAAGGCCGCGGACTTCAGCGACGGCAGCGACGACACCCCGCAAATGCAAGCCCTGGCCGGGTTCATCGCCGCCAACTACCCCGACAGTCTGGAGCTGATCCACAGCCCGTTCGCCGGAAACATCAAGAACGGCACCAACGTCGGCGACGGCATGTCCACCTACGGTGCTGCCACGATGGCCCAGCATCGCAACCACGTGCACTGGGCTGTGGGATCCCCCGTGTCGGAACCCCAGGCGCGCCCCGCCGCGCCATCGCCGGTAACCCCTGCGGCGCCGACAGATCCGGGCAACTACTCACCCACGGGCACCTACGTCGGCCCGTCCGCTGTGGACACGACCAAGGACCAGGCCGAGGCCGCCAACAACGACCTCCCGAAGGAATACTCACTGCCTGGAATTCTCGGCAAGGCCGGCGAACTCCTCGGGCAAGGCATCCTCGGGTTCTTCGGCCTGGAGAACTCCGCGCTCGGATCGAACAACCCCTACAACCGGGCATTCTCGACCACGGTTAACTTCTACACCAAGAAGCAGCAGGACCAGGCCGCGGCAGCGGAGGCCGAACGCCAAGCCCAGGCCGCCGGCATCCCCCCCACCGCTACACCCTCCACGACGCTGCCGGCACCGCCGAGCGCCCCAGCTCCTCCCGCCAAGCATGTCTATGACCCCAACGGCGGGGCCGAGCAATGGCGGTCCACGGTGGCAGGGGTTCTCTCGGCGACGGGACGCAGTGCGGCGCTGGCAGATCGGACCCTGGCGCAGATTCAGATCGAATCCGGCGGCAACCCGAACGCCACCAACAACTACGACATCAACGCCCAGAACGGCGCGCCCTCGATCGGCCTACTGCAGGTGATCAAGCCGACGTTCGACTCCTACATGGACCCGCGATTCCCGGGGACGCAAAGCGATCCGGAACCCAACATCGCCGCGGCTCTGAACTACGTCGACAGCCGGTACGGCGGCGCTGCGCAAATCTGGCCCACTACAGCCGGGTACGCGGCCGGCGGCTGGGTGACCGGCGCCGGGTCGTCGACTTCCGATGATGTGCCCGCGTGGCTGTCGAACGGGGAGTTCGTGGTGAAAGCGTCCGCGGCGGCCGCGAACCGGGACTGGCTGTCGGCGATCAACGCCGGCACTACCCGGGTGGCTCCACTGCCAGCCGGATTCGGTGTGCGCGGCGGGGATTCCTCGACGTCGATGACGCGCGACCACAGCGTCAATTTCCATGCCCCGGTCCAGGTGATGGACATGGATCAGCTCGTGCGTGAACAGGATCGGTGGGCCGGTATCCAGGCCCAGGGAGCGCTGGCAACCTACTGATGAGCAAATACCTGACGCTGTTTCTCAACGGCTGCGACGGCTCCCGCTGGAATCTCACCGACGAGACCGAAGGCGTCCTGCTGCGACCCGGGCCGCAGAAATTCATCGACGCCCCAGCACGGACCTTTTGGCTGGAGACCAGCAGCGGCTCCAGCTATCAGGGCATGCGGTTCGACCGCCGGGATCCGGTGTTCTCGGTGCAGATCTATCACCCGAATCCGCTGGTGTGGGCTGATATCGACTCCCGATTCCGCATGGCGCTGGGCATGGTGGGTGAGGACCAGTTCGAGCTGGAGGCCCACACCAGCTACGGCGTGCGGCGGCTGAAGATGCGGCTGCTCACCGAGCCGATCGCTTACGCCTCAGCGGATTACGAGAAGAAGGATCCCTACATCACGCACGACTCGACGCTGGGAATCAGCGCGGCGTGCGAGAACCCGTTCTGGGAGTCCGATCCGCTCGAGTACACGTGGACGCTCTCGTCGGGCTCCTCGGGCGAGGTGACGTGGCAGATCGAGAACCGCGGCGATGTCGAGGTGTGGTGGAAAGCGTTCGCCACCGCACCCGGGTACTGGACGTTCCAGGACCGGTCGTACGGCCAGAAGATCTACGCGAAGACCACCCCGCCGTTCAACCGGGCACTCGACGACGCCGACCGCGACCAGTGGATCCCAACGTTGCTCGCGGGCGAGGACTGCTCGATCGACACCGACCCCGACGAACCGACGCTGGTGGCCGCGAACGGTGCGCCGGTGCAAGCCCGCTGGCAGTCCAACGGGTTCCTGTACCCGATCCGCCCCCGGCTGCGCCCGACCGACGCTGACGCGGCGTTCACGGCGTCGGTGACGGGCGCGAATCCCGGTGCCGCGGTGACGCTGTGGGTGCCGCGCCGCTACACCCGACCATTCGGGGTGAGCGTATGACCACAACCCTCGCCGACATTCCGGCATTGAAGGCGCAGACCGACGAGATCCGCGACTGGTACAAGACCATGCGCCGGACTCCGCCGCTGATCCGGCTGTGGATGAACCAGCCGGACTCGTCGGCCGGCTTGGTGCTGCGGGGTCGTGTCACCCAGACCGTGGCCGGGAAGTTCCCGTGGCGCAACAACCAGAGCCAAAAGGGTGTTCTGACGCTGCCGCTGGACCACCACATGGCGCGCTGGCTGATCTCCATCCCCGAAGATGACGAGGCCAAGAAGAACGTCGTCATCACGGTCGATCACATGGGTGGCGCGAAACGCTGGTCCGGGCTGCTGCAGAACTGGAAGGTCCGCACCCAGAACCGGGTTCGGTATCTGGAAGTCACCTTCGTCGACGATTTGCAGTTCATTCAGTTCATGCTCGGGCCGCCGAATCCGTTGCTGCCCATACCGATATTCCAATTTCCGCGGGTGCTTCCAATCCTGGGCCCGGCGAAATGGGCTATCTCGATGATGATCCTGATCAACCTGATCCGGTTGAACGGGAACCTCTGGAACCTGCCCGCGGACCCGTTCGCGTGGGACTCCTACGACGACCTGTTCGACTGGTCCGACTGGCAGGTCCTGATCAATGCGAAGGCGTTCGATCTCGACGACAGCTCGATGTGGACGATCCTCGCGACGCGCATGAACCGCATGGATCAGGTGATCGGTGACGCGCTCGACGATGCGCAACTCACCCTCACCTACCGCCGCATCATCACTGTCGACGGCGAGGAATGCCCAGTGCCCGGCGTGCCGGTGTGCCGCAACGGCGCGTTGGTGCTCGAGGTGGTCGACAACAGCGGCTTCTACGGTCCGAACGGCACCGGTACCGGCGGCGGCATCGTCGGCGGCTTAGCCCGATCGGTGGCGGCGTTCGTCGACGGCTACGTCGAGGACATCCGCACCCCGATCACCGACGACGAGTCGTTCCCGGACCCGTACTACCAGCCGTGGTTCCTCGGCATGATCCCCTCGCATCCATGGGTTGTGGTGCGGGCCAGCCGATATAGCCAGGTCGACACCAGCGAAGTCACGTGGGCGCCGGCCACCGCGGTATCGGTGATCGTCGGCGGCGACAACCCATTGGCTGACGGGGTGGCGAAACTCGCGATCAACACCACTGCTGCGCTGATCGGCTACTTCCTGCTCGGCGGATTCAGCGATCTCGGCAGCATCGTCGCCGACATCGTGATGCCGTTCCTCGTCGGCACGATCTTCGCGTGGCTGCAGTGGACCAACAACAGCCGCGCCCACAACCTCGGCTGGGTCCACCTCTACGAGATCTTCCAGCAGGGCGCGGAGAACAACTCCTGGTCACTGTCGGCCGTGGCCGCGATCCGCGCGGGGTTCGAATCCAGCCAGAGCCAAACCTCGCACGTATTCACTCTCCGATTCGGCGGCGAATACCTGCCCGGCCTGAACTTCGATGTCGGACACCGCATCGCATCCACCGACGCTGACGTGACCGACAAGTTCTTCGTCGACCAGGTCGACTCCATGGAACTGTCGTGGGATTTCGGGTCCGGCAAGACCTACAACTGGGACGCCACCGTCGGCAACGCGAAGGCGTCCATGTCCACCGCCGAACGGCAAGCGCGCCTGCTCAACAAGGCGCTCACCACCTTGCAGAACATCGGCGTTCACCTGATCTCGTGAGGAGGCCGTCTGTGGCCGAACAGGATCACCCCATCTTCAACGACGATGCCGAACAGCTCGCCATGCTCATCGGCGTACTCGATGCCTTCCCCGGCCACCGCGACGGCGTGCTGGTGCCGATCCACCCGAAGGCGCGTGGCCCGTGGGCGGAAGCGCTGTTGAAGCGCGGCGTGCGCGTGCACCCGGAGCTGATGGAGGAGCTTCCCGTCGCCGGTGATCACCCGGAGGCGGCGTGGATGAATCCGCCGCGGTGGGTGAAGCGCGAGAACTACGCCGAGGAGCAGGACGCGGCCGCTTCGACTCCGGAGCAGCAGATGGCGGTG